TTCAGAGTTTTCAAATACACCGTAAGATGTACCTCCAGCTCCGTAAGAGTTTTGTTGTGCTAACATGTTATCAAATAGTAACTCAGTTCTTCTATCTAAGAAAAGCATGTTTTCTTCAATAGCTCCTTGAGAATCTAAATTTTCTAATACAGAATCAAAATCCTGTAAAGAACCAGCATAACCAGAAAGTACATTACCACCATTATTAATAGCAGAGAATAAACCTTCAGTACCTATTGATCCTGCAATACCTGCAGCAGGTAATCCAGCAAAAGATGGAACTGCACCGATAATCGCTGTAGCTTGAGCAGCAGAAGCTAACTCACCTTCAATCATACTCATTTCTAAGTAATCTTCGAATCTCATTCTAGTTTCTCCTTCAGCTTTTAGATACCATAAGTATCCAGAAGTTCCGTCTTCACCAGCAACTTCAACCCAACCGATCTGAGCAGTATCAGATCCCGCAACTGCGTATCTGTCTCTGATGATAATTGGCTTGTTACTAAATGTAGTTAAAACTGGTTGAACAGATTGTCCAGAAAGGTTATTTAACTGTGAACCTTTTTGAAATTCAGAACCGTATACAAATATTTTAATTCCACCTGGAATTGCAGCACCAGCGTTAACGTTAGCTCTTGTGTAAGGTATAACAGTTAATACTCCTGTAGCAGGAACAGCTGTTGCACCAGACGTAGCTACGATAGCTTTCACTGTGAATGCTGGATTTGTAGGATCCATTATTACTATTGTTTGGTTAGGGAAAATAGTGTTAACAATTCCTGCTCCAATTGGAATAGTAATTGTATTACCTAATCCTGCTCCTACTGCACTAACAGCACAGTTTTCGTAAGATATATGTAATCTATTTTGCTCAGACCAAATTACTTGATCAGACATCATTGGCATTTCAGCGCCAACCATTCTTAAGAAGCCAGCTAACGTTCTGTTACCATAACGCTCTACCTCTGCTTCATATATTTCTGGTAGATATTGTTGTGCGAAATCATTCGCGTTAGCACCACCACTATTAAAATTTAAGTAATTGCTTACTAAAGTTTGAGTAGTTGATGATGGTACTAGTGATCCAAATTGAGGACTTAATACACCCATTGTTTTTTTGTTTTTTTAATTGTTAAATTTACTTTTTTTAATTCTTAACTTTGAACTATCAACACCGTCTATAGCACGAACTTTCAAACCTCCAATATAAATATCACCTTGTGTTTGGCGCACAGCAGAATCAGGATTTTTTGATCCTTCAACTACATTCTTTATACCATCTGATTTACCTTGTTCGTAAAAATGATTTACTATTTTATCTATATTTTGAGCAGCGTACATAGCTTTGTGATAACCTTTCGTATCTTTAACATTACCTTCTGTGTCTAGGAACTTCCCGACAAAGTTATTTAAATTTGATTGATTTTCTGCAACTGCAACTGGGTCTTTGATACCATACTTAAACCTTTTTTCACCAACTTCGAAATCAAAACCTTTGAATTCATCAGTAAAAAGTTGTTTAGTGTTATCAATAAACTGTTCGTGCTTTTGCGAAGCTACTTGTTGTTCGTCATTATAGCGATTGAAAAAATCTACTGCTTTTTGTTGTTCTTGATTTACGCCCGGTCTTAACTTAATCTCGTCGTAATATTTACCTTTCAAGTCTTCCAAATAGTCTTTAGCTTTTGCAACCTCTTCTTTTTTAGCGAGTTTTTTTCTTCTGATGTCACGCTCTTCATCAATATCATCATCAAATGAGAAGTTTTCTTCCATTACAAATGTAAGATCTTCTGAACTCAAATGAGGTTTAGTATTTTTATAATATTCTTGTAATAATGTATCTTCATCAACTGATGAATAATCAGCATTTAATCTTACATAATCTTGTAAGTTACCACCTGTTTCATGCATAAACTCTACTAGTTTTTCTACATTGTCTGGCAGTATAACTTGCTCTTGTTGTTTAACTACTGGTTGTTGTACCGATTCTTTTTCCACCTCGGTAACTTCTTTAAGAGGCGAGCTGGACTCTTCAACGGTTGCTGTTCCTCCAGTGTCCACGACTTGGCCATCTCCGGCTTGTTCGCCCACATCCACCGTCTTTGTTTCTCCGATTTGAATGGCATCTGTTTCTTTTTTTTCTGTTAAGTCTACTTTAATAGGTGCTTCAATTTTAGCGTTAGCTTCTAATGAAGTGTCTACTTTTGAAAGATCAATTTTAATTGGTTCTTCTTTTTTGTTAAACTTTTTTGGTGATTTAGGTTTGGATTTCATTTTCATATCCCCACCCTCTGAAGCAACTGGTTCAGTCACCTCAACGTTGATTTTTGTTTCTTCTGACATAATATAATATAATTAAATAATTAATAATTAAGCAAACGGAGATTCTTGTTCCATTTGCTTTTGTTCTTCAAAATTTGTAGGTAATAAATTATTATTTCTTTGCTCAATCATTTGACTTTGTTGAGTACCTTCTAATTTTATTCTTTTATCTTTACGATCTTCAATTAAAGCTTCTTTTTGTTGCATAGCTTTAACTTCCATTTCTTTAAGCTCTAAATCAAATTGATGTTGGAGTTGCATTTCTTGTTGTTTAATTTGAAAAGCTGTTTGCAATCTTTGTATTTCCATTTGATTTTTAGCCTGCTCAATTGATACTTCAGTTTGAGCCAAAGCTTGAGCTTTTTGCATTTCTGCAGCAGCTGCTCTTTCAGAAGCTTCAGCGTTAGCATTAGCTTGTGACTTGATCATAGCTTGTTGATTAGCCTGATCTTGTTTAGCTTTTTTCTTACGCTTTTGTTTTAAAACATCATTAGCAAGTTTAAGATTTTTTATTCTTCTAATGTCAATAGCATCTTCTAAATCAATACCACCTTTTTGTAAAGCCATTTGTATGTTTTGTTCTAAAATAGCTTTTTCTTCTTCTTCAGGTTCTAGATCTAAATAAATACCAAAGTCATGTAAACTTAAATTTTGTATCTCTGATAAAGTACCTACGTTGTAAGTAGATATAGAATTTTTTAAAGAGTTTAAAGTTAATGGATATTTTAAAGAATCAGCAATTTTTAAAGAAATATTTTCGCATGTTCTAACTGTTAACCATAAACTTGCTTGCATCACATGTCTTGTAGCTGTATTAGAAGCGTTAACCGCCATCTTTTGTAATCCAACTAATGTATCTTTTTCTGGAGCACTACCATCTCTAGCTTCATTAAGTCCTGTTACATCACGTATCATTTGCAAATAATACTGATAAGTAGCTATTAAACTTTGTATCTTACCTTGACCACTAGAAGAAGCTAGTTCTTGAATAGGCACTTTACCTGCATTCATTTCTCCTTCTTGTGTTAGTGATCTACCAACAATACTACCAGTTTGAAAATACATGTTTAATGCTTCTGCTGGGTTATAGTTTGTGCCATTACCTAAATCAACCTCTGCTAAACCATCCATATCTAAGAACACACCGTCTGGTACTATTCTAGACATAACTTGTTGTAGCTTTAAATGTGTTAATTGAATCATGTCAGCAAAACCTGTTATTTTACTTACAATAGAATCAATCTTACCTTGATACATTCGTGGCGCACATATAGTATAACTCATTTCAACCTTAGTAGTATCAGCAAAAGGTCTTGTCATGTTTTCCGCTAACTTCCACTCTATAAGTTCATTGTTACCTAGAATTTTAACTCCTTTATATAATACTTCAATTTTTCTTGAAACTCTTTTGAAACCATCATTTGGTGGAGGATTAAAAGTATCAGTTTTTTCTAATGCTTTTTCTAATCCTTGATCAGTTTCTTTTATTTTAAATACTTGTTCGTTGTAAGTTTTATATTCAAAAAACATTACTTGTATAGTATTCTCATCATAAGTTTGCCATCCAAACATATTCTGTCTTGAATAACTTCTTGTTTGTTGAATTTTAGTTAATTGCTCTTCGTTTAAATCTGGAAATAATTTAGCAATTTCAGGCATCGTTAAACCTTTAACTTCTCCTACATAATATATATCTTCAAAATGTGGATCGTCTGTATAAGAATAAATTAAATTAGCAGGATCTACATAATCTAAAGTAATTCCATTAGCTTTATTCCAATGTGTTTTAGCAGCGCCAATACCTAAAGTAACAAGATCGTAATTAAATCTTTTCTTTATATTATCAAACCTATTTCTTTTTAGTGTGTCTTGAATTACTTCTTCTTCTGCTATTTCTATAGATTCTTTATAGCTAAGCTGCATATGTAAATCTAATTCTTCTTCGCTTTCTGGTAATTTTTCACGATCTGTTTGATATTCATTAACTCCTAACGCACTTTGTAATTCATCAAGATAAGGTTTAGCTGCCATATCTTGTAATATAGCTGTAGCATAATCAGTTCTTTTCTTTAATGATACTGGATCTTGAGCAAACGCTTTAATCTCGTAATTTTTATTGTTCATACCATTAGAAACAATATCTACAAACTTAGAAATAACTGGAACTGGTTTCCAGTCTAAATTTAAATAAGACATATCGCCATTAATAGCAAGTTCGTCTTTATATTTTTGTACAGGTTGTTCTCCACGAGCATACAACCTTAAAGTATGAAATCTATTAAATGAACTAGCAAACCTAGTGCCATTACCACCTTGTCTCCACCACTCGCCTTCTATAGCTTGAGCTACTCTTCTTCCATAATCTTCAGAAGCTTTTTCAGCATCTGGAACCGTTTGGCTTGGAAATGCGCTATTTGGATTTGTGTATGTATTCATTTATTTAATTATTTTTGAAAGTAGTCCTTTGTTATCATAGGTCTTGATACCAAGATCCATTTTTTTTCTCTTTATTCTGTTCACCGGAGCATATCTATTTTTGTTACAAGCCATTAAAGCTAAACCTGAACTAATAGAAGCATCATGTGTTGTTCTGTTGTTAATATTAAAAGCAGCCCAATCTTCTAGTGTTCTTTGGAAATACATATCACCGTACGAATCACCATTAAAACCAATTGCACTTTCTACATAAGTCTCAATAGCGGCAGCATGTGCTTGTATTATGTCTTGACTTGAGTTAGGTATTCCACCGATTTCTCTTTCTGTTACTGATAATTTACTATATTTTTTATCAGGCCTGTTCATAGAAAATCCTCTATAACCTCTACGTTTAAAATGGTAAAGTAATCTTGGTTTGTTATTTTCACACAGTATTGGCATACCATAAAACACGCAAGCCATAAGTACATCTTCAAAAAATATCTCAGCTGTTTGTGGTCTAGCTATATATTCTAAAAAGAAATGATCAGCAGGAGCATTTTCCATACTGAATTTAGTTAAACCATGTAAAGCTCCGTTAGAACCTCTTTTATCAACTGTTCCTGATATATCATAACTATCACAACCAAAAGCACCTATGTGCTCATTACCTGGATATTTAATTCCATTTTTTTCTATCCATCTGTTTTGAAGATTTAATTCTGGAACCCAGCTTATTAAAAATCTTCCGTTGCTATTAGGTGAAAATATAACTCTTGTATCTGTTATACCTTTTTCCCATTGAAAATTACCTTTAGTTAATAAATTTTTATGTCTAAGGTCTTCGTTGTAATCTATTTGTTGATATATTTTAGTTAGATTAAATAAAGACATTTTAGACTCATCTCTAAAAGCATGTTTAGTTGTTCTTGGAAATTGTCTGTAAAATTCATTTAAACCATCTTGATCTTCTTTAAGACCTTCTACCTCATTTTCCCAGTATTCAATAACCCCAATTTTGATTGGTGTTCCATGAGGTCCATGCACTTTTTCTGATGGCGTGTCGAAGACAGGATAGCCATAAGAATCAATGTATCCCTCGTAATTCCATTCCATAGGTATGAACAAAGAATAGAGTCCTGAACGTGTTTGTCCATTTGCATTTCTTTTTGTAACATCTGAGTCATCATATAATTTTTTAAAATTTCTACCACCTTTATCTAAAGCGTTTGACGTTGATCCCATCATGCACTTACCAATAACTCTACTACCTAGTCTTAATGTAGTTTTTGTTACTCGCCAGTTATTCAATATGTTATTTGGTCTTTCCCATTTACCACTTTCATCATGTACTAATAGTCTTAGTTTTTCACCGTCATAAGCATTATCACCTGTGTTTTTCCAATCAATAGTTGTATCTAATCCTGTTAAATCTTCAGGTTTGTCTGTGGCTGTAATAGATCGACGTGTAAATTTTGAAGCCGGCACTCTATATGCTAACTCTGTTTTAGGTCGATCCATACCATCTTGTATCGGTTTAAAGAAAAACGGATAATTAACGGATATTGGTACGACTTTATCTGTAAACATTTTTTTAGCATCAGCACCAGATTTAGATAATATACCAAATCTAGCATCTGTAGATATTGTTGCCATATTGACACATTCACCAGAAGCCATAAATGAAAACCCAGAACGTCTATTTTTTAAATAACACATACCGTAACTTCTGTAATCTGCTCTACAAGCATCCCAAAATATAAAAAATAATCTATTTGATTCTCTAAAATCTGGTTGGCCAACATCAATTTTTGACCATTGTAAATACATATAATGTGTTCCAGTTATGTAAATAGGTACACTTTTATTTATATACCAAAAACCTTCTTCACGTCTTTTAAACTCTTCATCAATGTAATCGTAATATGTTTCTTTAAAATCTTCAGGATATTCTCTCCAGTCAAAAACAGTTTTAATTCTTTTTAATGATTTAGGATAATCAAATCTAGTCCATCTATTTTGTTTAAACTTATGAACATTGTCAGCTTTAGGTAAAGCTATTTTAAGGTTTTGTATTTCGTATATTTCTCCAATTTGCCCAGTCTTAGATATAACAATCATATCATGATCTTCGTTATATCCATACTCCCATTTTTTATACCTATTCATTCTATTAAGAATTTTAGGTTTAACATGGTTGGTTAATACTTTATATAGTTGTTGCTTGTACATTATTTAGATCTTCCTTCTGCAAAACCTTTAAAATTACTTTGCTTTTTAACTTCCTTAGGTTTTTCATCTAACATGTCTTGCTCTTCTTGTATTCTAGTAAGAATTTCAAAAGCATCAAATATAGCTAATTTTTTTGTAGCTGCTGCGTTTTTTAAACGGTCAGCTGATATATCTGGTCCATAATCTATAATTGGTTCTTTAGCAACTTTGATTAATTCTTCAACTGCTACTTGCCCAGCTTGGATTATACTCGACTTCGTCTCCTTTGTGTTCATATTTTATAATAATATCATTTGATTTCATACAATAAACTCGCTTGCCATCTACTACAAACTCCCATTCTCTATTCTTTCTATAGCCAACTAGGTCTCCAGTATTGATTCCTAGCGCTTCTAATGAACTATTACCTATTTTTAATATACCAATACATTTTTCTTCAATATCAGAAGTTATATAGTTGTTATTTTTAATAGGCATTACAAAACATCTATCCATTATAGACGTCCATTTGTTGTCTTTTTTATATAAATAAATTTGGTCAGGTTTACAGAAATATAAATGTTCTTTAAAATATTGACCACTGTTTCTTTCTTTACCTTTTATATCATACCATCTTCTAAATATATTATGATGTATGATTACTTCATCACCTTTTTTTATTTTAGATTTATAAGCTAAAGGAACTGAAACTACAATAGCGTTTCTACTAACTAACCTATGATCTTGAATGTTTGTGTTAACAATAATTTTTTTATCGCCTACATTTATTTCATTATCGTATCTACCGTTTTTAGGTGTTACGATAAAATCATATATACTGTTCATTAATATTCTAAATCATACTCAACGGATATAGCCATGTTAGAATTAAACTTCTTCCATGGCAATATTTCGCTGTTCTTTTTAATATAAATATTGTAAGATTCATCAGATACGTCTAAAGTAATAGCATGTATTGTATGACCACCATAAACAGGTTGACCTACAGAATAATGCATTGCTTCGTTTTTATAGTCCGCGCCTATACTTATCTTTCTTATAATAGAGTCCATTTTACTTTACTTCTTCTTTTTTCTCTATGTCTGTATAAGTTCCGTCTCTTAGATTAATATTTACTTGACCGTATTTTTCTTCTAATTCAGCTTTGATTTGTTCTAAAGTTACACTATACTTTTCGTATTCTTTTATTACTTCACTTTTTTGAGCTTCTAATGAACCTAAGTCTAGTAATATTTTTTGAACTCCTGTTTGATTTATAGTAATGCTTTCTAATTCTTTTTTAGTGATAGCTTTACTAATTTTTTCTACTTTTTTTTCTACTTTTTTACTCATTTGATTTAATTTAATTGTTATTATTTGTTATTTTTTTTACTAGTTTATATGTTCCTAGTGAGAACCATGCTACTATTACTAATCCTAAAAACGATACTGGATTTAGATATAAATTAGTTGTAGTGTCTAATGTTGTCCCGTATTTTATTATAATAAGAGTCAATACTAATAATGCTGTTAATTTTTTCATAATAATATAGTTTTACTTATTATTATTATTACTTATAGTTTTGAATTTTTCCGCCCCTCGCGAACCAAAATATGCCACGTAAACTGTTGTGGTTAAAGTTTTTAGTAAACTTATCCATTCTTGTTCTACTGTAAAGGATATATTTTCATGACTATCAACCCATATAAAAGCAATAGTCATTACAGATAAAAATATCAAAGATAATGGGCGCGTATTTTTACTAAGCCATGAATCGCTTTTCATATCGCTTTCCCAGCGCTTTGATATCTCTTGCATTTCTACCATATCTTGTTCTAATAGTTTTAATGCTTTTTCTTTATCTTCTACTGGTAACGCAGGATCTTTATGTATTAAATTTTTTACTAAACCTAATACACCTGTATCTGGTAATACTTCACCTACAGTACCTAGAATACCTGGAGCAGTTTTTGATAAAAACTTTCCGACTTTTGTTTCGTGAAATTTCTTTTTACTCATTAATATTTATCGTGTGGATCTGTTTTACTGTAAGCTTCTTTTTCCCAAGGTAAGTTAGGGTTACCTTCTTTCATTTTTGACCTTGCGTATGATTTACCTTTCCAATAAACATTTTTATCATCATAATCCAAATCACCACGTTTAACTTGATCAATATGAATTTCTTCATGATCAATAACACTAAGCTCAGCGTCTTTAGGTAAGTCTGGCGCTATTAAAATAGTACCGTTTTTATTTCCTTTACCCATACAACCTTCTTCTAATTCTCTTTCGTATATAGGAGAGTGTTCTTTAAATGGTGGTTTTAGTTTAAATGCCATATTTAACTTTTTTCAGTATTACTTTTAGAGTTGTTTTGTTCAATAATACTACTAGCATTCTCTGGATTAGTGTCTACTTTTTTTGCAACTTCATTAGGTTTTTGTTTAAACTTACTAAAGTCATTTAATGATTCTTTAAATCCACCTTGTGCAATTTTAGATGAATCTACTCCTGTAAAAGCATTTCGAATAGAATCCATACCTACATTTGTAGTGTTTGTAAAACCTCTGTTTATACTTTCTAAAGCATCTTGTGGTTTATTGAATAAATACTTTGAGCTAGTTACTTTTTTTGTAAGATCAGCAATTCCACCTTTTCCTATAGTTTTATCTATTAGATTACCAAATTGATTATAATTTTTTCCACTTGCAAAACCTACAGCACCTCTAAGAAGATTTTGAGATCTAGTTTCCCAATTTTTAGAAGCCCCAGTCATAGGCTGAGCATTAAAATTAAATTTAGTTTTATTAGTTTTTCCTATGTTTTTTGTAACCATATTATTACCTTTCATGTAATCGGTATACTTTTTAGTACCAGGAATATTTTTTAGATATTTGTTATACTTATTAAGTTTTGTTGCGGCCATATAATCACCAGCGACTGGAACTGCATATAAAGCATTTTTAGCCATGTTTTTAAAATGACCACCTGTGGTTGTACCGTCTCCGCTACCCATTCCAAAAAAACTAGCTATACCTCTACCTCCAGATATTAAAGCATTGGCACCGTCTGCAAAAGCTCCGTATGGCCCTGCAAAACCACCAATACCTAAAGCATCTTGCATTACATCTAAATTACTGTTTAAATTATTAGAAAAAGTTTGTTTTTTACCACCAGCTTTGTTATGAGTCTTGTAGTATTCTTCTGTCACGTCTTTGTCACCTAAGAACATTTTCTCTCCTCTTGAATTGTGTATAGGTTTTCCGTTTTCATCAAAGCCTTGCTTGTAACCAGCATTTGGATTATATTTTTCATTATCTTTCCAAGCAATTTTTTCGCCGTCAGGACCTTTAATAACGCCTAACATAGCTTGTTTCTTTTCTAGAGCAGTTTTTTCGGCAGCGTCTGATAATTCTTTATCTGTAAACGTGGCTTTAGTGTATCCACCTTTTCCATCAGATCCACCTTTTGGATCCCAAGCTCCACGATCTTTTCCACCTCCTACAGTATTGTATTCTGAGTCTGCATCAGTGTACTCTGTTCCAGTAACCCAATTACCATCATCGCTATAACCCCATTTCTTTTGACTTTCAGTTGGGCCTTCCTTTAATAAAGGAGAAGTTCTAGACATTCCAAAATGCTGTGCGTAAGCCATAATTTATTTTTTCTTACCTTTGTATAAATCTCCACCTGGCTTTAACCTTTTAGCTAAAGCTTTCCTACGAGGCGTACAAGTAGGTTTAGTCATTGGTGTACAATATCCTTTGTGATCAGGATTTATACCCATAAAATTAAGTGGAGATGGAGGTTGTTTAAACGCCATTATTTCATGCCTTTCCCGCCGTACTTACTTGTTTGTTTAGGTGTACCTCCTTCGCCATCGTCATCAAAAAAGCTAGATAAACTACCGTAAGTTTTACCTTGCGCTGCTAAATCTCTTGATTTTTGGTAATGAGCTTTTTCATCTTCTTTGTTATAATATTTTTCTTGATATGAAGTTGCTCCTGGTGGTCTACGTCCGGATGCATGAGAACCGTGATCAGGTCTTATCATATCTACAGCTTGCATACCAATATCGCCAAGTCCTCTAGTTACAGTTCTACCTATTTTTTTCAAAGTATCACCTAAACCTTTAGCTGGAGAATCTCCTTGGTCTGCGCTATATCTTGATGGAGCGTCTTTACCTGGATGTGCTTTTTTATATCTTGACATTGGTTGGTCATCGCTTGCATATCTTGACATTCCGTCTTTGCCTTGAGATTTTTTAATTGCAGCATCTTTTCTAGACATATATTCTTCAGTAGAATGTTCAGTTGTGTGTCTTGACATACCAGCTTTGTCATCTACTGGATTATATTTCATAAGATCTGCTCTTTGCTCTCCTATGTAACCAGTAACTCCTGATTTGTCACCATAGCTAACATTGTTTGCTGGTGAAGAGTGTCTAGACATTCCTTTGTCATGTTCTTCGTTTTCTAAATAATGTAATCTTTCTGAAGCAGGAAGATCTTTGTTGTAAGCTTGCTTGTCATCATAACGTTGGCCAGATGACATGTGTTTGTGTATTGGGTGTCCCATTTTTTAATTTTTAATGTTATATAAATGCTGTTAATTTTCCTGCTGTAGTTAATGTATTTGGTTGACCACCAGCAGCAGCAGCACCAACTAATACTTTTTGTACAACAACCGGTAGTATATCACCAGCTGGTACATCTTCAATAAATACTAAATCTTGATTAATAGTTTCTACATATACGTTACCAGCAGTTCCTACATATAGTTGAGCACCTGGAGGAGCTACAGTATTTGCGTCGTATATTTTATATGCTGATACAGCTGTACCTCCAGCAAATGGAAATATATCTGCAGAAAGTAATAATGTAGTATTGTTAACTACACTTACTATTGTAGCCACTAAAGGTGCGTTAATAGCAGAAGCTATTGTAGCAAACATATTGTAAACTACCATACCTCTTGAAACACCTTCATTAAGAATTGACCCATTTGGATTATAAGTGAATTCAAAATTAGCGTTAGCATCGATTAATTGATTAGGAATTCCATTAGGTGTTGTAGCTGTAGAAGCTGAATCAACTCTTACGCTAGGTCCCGGAATATTTATAGTGTCACTAGGTGCTACCGGAATTGCGCTAGTATATGAACCTGTATTTATTATCATGATTTATTATTTTTTTGAATCTTCTCTACTTTTTTTGTTAGCTTGTCTGTTAGCTTTATTATTTGCTTTTCTGTCTGCTCTACCTTCTTTACGTTTAGCTCTTTTAGCTAGTCTTTCTGATTTAGCTTCTAATTGCTTTTTGTAATCTGGATTTTTAACAGTTTTAGCTTTTTCAGCTGCTGCTGCAGATTTAGATTTAGCTTTGTTAGCTCTCATTTGAGGTTTAGAAACACCTTTAGCTTTGTCTTTTGCTTTTCTATCTTTTATAGCAGATCTAGAATTATCTTGTTTTGTTACCGTTTCTTCTTTATTAGTATCTGAATCATCTCCACCATATCCGTCCATGTCATTTAAACCATTTAAAGGACTAGCTTTTCTAGACATACCTAGTTGCTTTTGTGTTTTTTTAAGTTTCTTAATTTTTCTATCTTCTCTTTTACTTGCAGGTTTATCTGCAGTTCTTACCATTTCTCCTTCTAAATCGTCAGGATCACCAAGATAGGTTTTTTTGTAACTACTTCTTTTATTTTGCATTTCAACAATTTGCCCAGCAGTTTTGTTACCTTTTTTAATTTTTCTAGAAGTTTTATCATTTAAAGGCGAAGCTTTTCTAGACATACCACGTTTATCTGACAGCTTTTTTCTATCTACAGCTTTTTTTTGTTCGCTGCCCATTCCTTGTAATCTTGACATTCCATCATCATCCATTCCTTCTTCGTCATAGTCTCTACCTCTTTCACCACCTGGATAAGACATGTCTTGATCCATTTCATAATCAGCACCTGGCTTTTCTATTTGAGGAAGTTCTAAAGCTTGGGCTTTGGATTGAGCATCTTCTTTAGCTGCTTGTTTTTGTAGTTCTGCCATTGTCATACTTTGTCCTTGTTGACTAAATGGAGATCTTCTCATTGGAGAAGTTTTTCTTGATAGTGGGTTGTTACCTTGCTTAAATGCCATAATTAATATTGTTGTGCTAGTTTAGTTATTGGTCCTGCTTTGTAAGGCACTGCGGCTAGTTTTAGTTTCATACCGTGTGCTCCATTACTAGCGCCTTTGCCGTGTAATCTACCTGCTTGATCTAATGGTCCATCCCAAATTTGTGACTCACCTACTATACCTATGTCTTCTCCTTTACTTTTAGACGCGTGACTATGTGCTTTATCTTCAATCATAATTGTTTATTTATTTTTTTAATATATTTCTTCTTCTCCCATATCTCTATCAAAAGATCCAGGTATTTTACTTCCAAACATTTGTTCACCAGCTTGCATTGCACCTGGATTAAAAGTAGGATTTAATAATTCGTTTTCTTGTTGTATAACGTTTTCTCCAAAATCTCCAGTAGCTCCAGTTTGAAATGCTGGACCTTGATCTTCGCCACCATCCATTTTTTGGTTTATAGATCTAACTTGGTTTTCTAACTTTTTTACTCTTTGCTTTACTTTGCCTTTTTTACCTCCGCCAAGCATATTACCAGCTATTAATGAAGCTGATGAACCTGCTGCTAATGATCCTATCATTGAGTCAAATATTCCCATTGTTATCTATTTTTATCTTTGTTTACGTTATAAATAGCTTGTGTCAGCACTTTGTCTGTGTAGCTATCTCCTTTAATTAATTTATTTCTTCTTTCACTAGAAGGTATATCATCTTCACCTAACATGATTCGATACATTCTACTTATAAGTTGTTTGCACTTAAATGAAACTTTGTAGATATTATACTTTTGAGTTGTTCTGTTCCTGTGTCTCCACACTACAATCCACTCTTCTTTTAGTAATCTGTTCCAGCGCCTATTGTCCCAACTATAAGAATATGTACCCATTTCAAAATCATGTTTAGTAAAAAGATCCATACAATCGAAATAAATTAATAATTCTAAGTCTGCATCATTAAGATCGTTGTTTTTACAAGCCCATTTGCGTATTATACGGTAATGTTTAAGCAAGTTTAGATCTTTTACATCTCTTGCTGATAGCTTTTTCATAAAACAACGACCACGTTTTCTTGTCTAATAACGTGATAAGGTTCTTTGTTTATTTCTATTCTATGAGATGAAGATTTGTCAAAATAAATAATATCATTTTCTTTGACTGCTATAACTCCATCGCCTACTTTATAAACTTTAGCTTGTTGGAATCTTACATCTTCTCTTTGTTTTTCTGTAAGAAGCAAACCACCTTTTGTAGACTGGTTTGACTCTTCTATTTTTTTTATTATTAAATTATTTCCTATCGCCCTCATGTATTCTTATATTATTAATTATACAATCAGTTGATAAAATAGTAGTTGCTACTGAAGCCGCGTTCATTAAGGCGCTTTTTGTAACTAACAATGGATCAATAATACCACTGTCAATCATGTTTACCATATTTCCCGTAACCACATCTAATCCTTCTCCTTGAACTTTAGGCGCTGAGTAATCTAATATACCAGCGTTGTCTAATATTGTCTTAAAAGGAGCTTTAATAGCGTCTAAAAGCACTTGTTCTGCTTTTGACTCAGCTTTTATAGATGATGATGCATTTAGCAGAGCAATTCCTCCACCAGACACAATACCTTCTTTGATTGCGGCTCTTGTAGCACAGATAGCGTCTTCGACTCTATCACTTTTTTCTTTTAATTCAATTTCAGAATTAGCACCAACTTTTACTATAGCAACTTTAGCTGCTAATAATGCTAGTCTTCTTTCTAGTGCTACTATAAATCCAGGGATTTTTTCTGTAGTTAATCTTTTTTTAACTTGCTTAATTAATTCTTTAGCCTCTTTAGGAGTTTCTTCTATTTGAATTATAGTATCTTGTTGTCCACTTATAACTTTTTTAGCTCTACCTAAGTGTTGTACTTCGATTAAATCCATGTCATCTCCTAGGTCTTCATTAATAACTGTAGCTCCAGTCATCATAGCTAAATCATTAAGCTTTTCTTTTTTAGTAAAACCATACGTTGGTCCATCTACTATACAAGCTTTAATGTTACCTTTCATTTTGTTCATAGCTAATGCAGCTAAAACTTGAGGATCAACATCCGCAATAATTAAAAGCGATTCGTTGTTTTTAATAGCATGTTCTAATACGCCTTGTATTTTTCTTACACTATCTACTTGTGATTCAATAATTAAAACCAAAGGATTATTTAACTCAGCTGTTTTCTTTTCTTGATCAGTTACAAAATGCATGCTTTTCACTGGTTTGTGATACTGCATACCATCTACAACTTCAACTGAAGAAGTTAAATCTCTTGATTCTTCCATCATCACAACTCCTGTATTTGCTACACTTTTGAAAGCTCCACCGATTAGTTGACCTAATTCGGTATCGTTATTTGAGGATATTGTGGCTACCTGGTCGATCATATCGCCAGCTACTTCGATGGAATTATCTTCAAGAAACTTGACTACTTTTTTAACAGCAGAATTTATTCCTGTTTTTAATTCTCTTGAATTAATTTCTTTTGAGCTTGCTTCTGTAAGTATAGCTTGCGCTAATACTGTTGCTGTGGTAGTTCCGTCTCCGGCTTCTTCTACAGTTTTTCTAGCAGCTTCTTTTAGTAATGTTGCACCCATGTTTTCAACAGCATCATATAATACTATTGAATTAGCAACGGTAACACCATCTTTTGTGATAATTGGTTTACCGGATTCATCTTCAAGGATAACACATTTGCCGCTAGCTCCTAATGTGGAGCTAACAGCTTTTGTGAGTTTGTTTATCCCTTTAAATATCTTATCTTTGGCATCGCTACCGAAGTTAAGATTCTTGACAATTTTGTCTGACATAATTAGATTAGATTAAATTTGATTTATTTATTTAAAGGTTTTTACGACTTTTGGTCCTTTTAAGAAATCTACTTTCTTAGCATAATGATCTACTGACGAATCAATAGCTGTTTCTGCTGCTTCAAGTGTTTCTCTTCGGGTTACGTCGATCCAAGTATCTTCCTTTTCAGGTTGTTGGTACTCGGTTTGAAAGAAACCATTTGGTAATTGTACTATTCTCCAGTGTTTTTTATCTGAAAGATGTTTCCAAAAATTAATAGTTACTTCGTTGGGTTGTGGTTGACTATTCCACGAACTAGTCTGGTAATAAAAGGTCATTGGTTTTAAATTTAATGGTTAATAAAATAAGGTATTATGCAATTGCAATAGAAGCTATAACTAAATCAGTTTGTACTGCTGCTGCTGCTACATTGTTAACTTTTAATGGTTGACTTTGCTTAGCTTCAAAAGTGTTTAAAGTTGGAGTTGCGCCTTGTGTCACATATTGACTTCCTTGAGATGCTGGTAAAAAAGTATAAGCCCACACTTCATCAAGTGATGGATATACTGGTAAGTTCCAAGGTGTTGCAAGTGCTGAGATAATCACATCCCACCATGCTTTTTCAATTGTTGGTTCATATGCTACGCTAAATGCTAACACATTAATTCCAGTTGAGAACGTCATTGTTGTTCCATTTTTGTAAGTCATAACAACTATTGCAGCTGCTCCTGCGTTGTTTGCTTGTCCTGTTGCAGATACTGCTACAAC